CCATTAGAGGGCCAAGGTAGAGTCACGCTGTTTTAACAAGCACACGAATTCATGCTTAACTTGATGAAAGAATATTTAACCCATCATGAGTACCGGTCATCAACCGAATATGAGGACTCATGCGTCTAGCACTAGGCTAGACGTCTTAACAACATCCCATCCTCTTTAGTCTCTTCGTCGTTATGATAACGCCTAACAAGATCGTAGAGGTCCTCAAATTTAAAATCCAAGGAAACGGATGTTGATGGTATCTGGAAATTACCAGAACCAGGCCCCTGAAACACGTAGATATCTACAAAATCAGAAGCACCTGCACTGTAGTCCATAGCGATAGTGGCTCCAGGGCCAGTAATATCAACTATGAGGGCATTTTCAGCAGTGCCATACCCATCCCAGTCGGTGTCGATTTGATAACCCCACCCATCAGTAGCAAGAGCACAGTTCGTAAACGCAGTTGTAGTGTGCGAGAAACTAGTGACGCTACCATTCCAGCGGACATCAATATAATATCTGCCCGATTGTATCCACTGGGGAAATACAATCGTATCGTAACCTTGGTAGGTGGATGATATGGTTAAGTCCATATTACCGCCAGGGTTACGTTGAACGACTCCAAAAGGGTCGTCAGCCGTTGCCGCTGTATTGGAGATCCTAGCATGCAGAGCATTTGTATATGCACCTTGCTCCAATCTAGGTTTTTCAAACTCAATGTCATAACTGACCCAGAGCTCTCCAATAGTGGCTGCAGCCTGCATACCAACAGTGGCAATTGAAAACTTGCCCCAATCATACAGGCGTTCATCAGCATTTCCGGTCTGTGCATAATTCCTGACATAATGCACTCGAAAAGGCGTTTCGGAAACATCACACTCCACAGGGTGGATGGAATGTTCTGAAGGTGGGCAACTGGTAGTAAACTCATGGTTGTCCATTTCAAGGCGTGATGTGAACGCAGCATCATAGGAATTATATTGTGTCGCCATGACTACAGATCCCAATGCTGTGTTTGTGCTATTTAAAGCAACTGCTGATGTTGATACATACTCAAAAATTAACCCTTTGAGTGTGTATTGTGTGAAGCGGGAGGCCAAACCCGACAACCACGGAAAGGTCGAAGGTTCACCAGGGTTAATCTTATACGTGTTAAGATTAAATTCGATGGAACCATCAACTGTGCCCAAAAACTCACGGTGGCATATCCTGACTTTCCTAGCTGACCCGCCGAACTGAGGAGGTCCATTTGATAACAAAGTATTTGATGACACTTTATAGTCACCCATACCAGTTATTTTCGAAATGTAAGCTCCAGCCTTACGACCGACCTGACTGCCAGGGGCTCCGAAAGCCATGCCGCCAAGAATACCACCACCGCCTATCAACGCCTCTTTGCCCAACATTTTGAGTATTGAACTCACGGTATGTTTGGTTTTCCGGCGTCTGCGACGAGCTTTCTTTTTGTTGCATTCATAACCACCATAAAACATAGCAACACGATTATACTCCTCATGAAGTGATACTCCAATGGAAGGAAAGTGAAAACTAATGAGTGAAAACAAAGCATGCAAAAAGCGATGGGAAACCGTGCCAAGAATCTTGTCTTCTTCAAGACCAAAACTCCAGCCTGATTCCCAGGCACCGAGCGACGAAGTGACACCATGCAATTTAATTGCTTCTTCCTTCATTGCCACCGTACGATCATCAACTTGTTCACGAAACCAGTCGTTGAATTCGGTGGGTTTGAATTCAGTTTCTATCCCTTCAGTGAAAATTGGATCATCTAACCTATAGGGTGCATCATTTATGCTTACGTGATCCTCAATCCATTCCTCAAGTGCCAATTGCTCATCAACGGACACACCATAAACCCGTTCAAACTGTTGATAAGTCTCAACAGTAGGATAACACGGAACGCCACCCATTGGTCTGTACGGGTTGTCATGACGCCTATCACGTAACGGGCGAATACCTTCCGCTTCAGCTGTATCAGCTAAAGCACGAAGGAATGAGCCCAATATAGGAACGTGACCTGCAGAACACAACATCCCGAGACAGGTGCCATTGAGTAATCGTTTGAGGTTACCCAAGGGGTGCTTACCGTGATTCATGCCTAGTTTACTAAAAACTTTGAACGGCAAATTGCCCCATTTGTACATTCCATTACCTAAATCCCAAAACCTACCTGAACAATATGTTAAGTCATCAATGTTTTCACGATTGACGACTTCACATTTCAAGTCAAGTTTGGTGTAATTCTCCTGCACATCAGCGACAGATATCAACTTATCAAAGGCCACAACATTGTCATCACCCATAACCATGACAGCAAAATTGTCATATGGTTTAAGGTCATAACAGTATGTTACCAATGCTATGTTAATAAGTGAATTGAAACATGAGGTCCAAAGATCACCGGAACGCCTACCGTGACCCATTTTGACTCTCACGCTTCCATCACGAGTTCTTCCACTCATGTTAAACCAGTTATCCAACAATGGCGCAAAATATTCTCGGTCAACACCTAATTTTTCAGTCATTAGGTACTTGCCAATTGAGAGCATTTCACGAGACATCGAACCATCCCAGTTTGAAACATCACTTTCAAAAACATGGCAGTAATCCTCATACATTCTCTTGGCATAATCACCCAAATCAATCGGGCGAGCACCAGAGGTGTAATACAGATTAGTGTCCTTGCTGAATAACTTCGACATCTGTTTGGACAGCCTGTGAAAGAACAGTGAATACTTTGCGATAAGAATTGGCTTACGTGCCCAGATCATTCTACACTTAACGTTAGATTCATCCTTACAGAGATAAGGTTCAGCTTTACAAAATAATGTTGCTACTAAATCCTTATCCACTATTGGTTCATCATAGTAAGACATGTAGTAATCAGCCCGTCTCACAGAATACTGTGAGCACAAATGGGCATAAACCTCTTCACGAGTGCCAACTTCTGGCAAAGTAAGCTCCAGAGTGTCCACAAACTGCTTTGCATGCTCAAGGAATTTACGGTGTTCCCTTGGGTTAGTTTTTAGAGTTTGTGCCATTCTCACTAAAATGGCAGAATGAACATTCTGGTTTGTATTCTGAGGATAGAACATCGCGGTGTCAGGAATAATGGTACCACCACACGATATCATCTCTTCAGGTGCATCTTCAGGTTCCACGAACTCATAATGAGTTCGTATATCCACATCAGGGGCCAAAGGCTCCACCAACCGTGACCTATCAACTACCGATTTCTTGATCCAAGCCATGTCCATAGGAAATATCTTGAAAGATGAACCGGCACCTTGTAAATAAGTACGGTAAGGGCCTTCACCAATGGCGTGTCTGTAAACCTTGCGCGCCACACTACAATGTGAATAAATTAACGCAAGATGTATAATAGCCAAGCACACTGGTGCTAATGTAGCTCCTGTAACAACAGCAAACATACCCATCAACATATCAGAATTGTAGATGGCTGCGTGGTGTGACATAATCGTAACACATGCTAGAAGCAAAGCTCTAGTTGTGTTTCGTAGTCTATACCACGCTACCATCCACATGATATCATCACCATTCTGGGCAGCGAGTCGTTCAGCCTGAACACGCAATCTCCGGTACCGCGCCTGTTTGTCAGCCGAGTTGTTCTGGTCACAAAGATCATGAAACCATTGTGATTGTACAACGCGTGACACATCATATTCTAGACGGGGGTAAGATCTGTTATATTGCTTATAACGTGTAACAATCTTCTTAATAAGACTATATACTGATCCTTGCCTCGCATAGTCAAGGGTGCCAAGTTGGCCGAGGGCTATCTCTCTGATCTTCTCTTCATTCCCAGGGTGCAATTCCAGGTAAGAAAATGGATCAGTAACAGCATAACGGCACGGCTGTTCAGGGGTAGCAGGTTGAAGACCATCGACTAGAATTAACAGTCCATCACGTGCGGAGTTAAGTACTGAACCTGACCTGTAAATCGGTAGTTCCTGATTGTAGTGACACTTAACATCTTCGCTAAACTCAACCTGACCAGAGAAGAAAAACCTTCCACCAGGAAGTCTTTCCAAGCCCACGAGTTTATGTGGGTTTTTCATAACCTCATAAACGGTCCAATTCAATGCTATAGACCCAGAAAGAGGGTTGGCTACTAACATAGCAGCTGCATCCTCAATGTCTTCATGCGCATAATTGGCTGCATCGACTAATGCATCATGGGCGCCATCAAGTTCGTCCTTCATCATTTGAAGGCCTTCCCGCAGAAGTTCGTCGGTTTTCTGCGCGCGGGTGGTGGTACTCTTAATTTTCCATTTGCCACCGCGTGATGGACTACTCGCTTCTCCCGGGCTGGATCGGGGCGAGACGGCCTCTAATAGAGGCATATGACACCGTTTAACTTCATCGTCGAACGAGATGGGACTTCCTCCCTGAACCTCTTTCGCCAAATCGACAAAATCGACGGCATCTTGAACCCAACTATTAAGCGTTACTACATCGCCATCAAGCTCCCTAAAACCAGGGTTCAAGTTACAAGCGCTATCTGAGTCTCCCAACTTTTCAGATAACAAGATGATATCTTCACAATCAGAATCATAAGATGATACAAAATCATCAATCTGATGCCAACCATGATAGAATTGATCATCGTTACCATAAAGCAGAAAAGACGCATCTTCGTTTGCCGCACTTCTATGTGCTAACCAAGGATTAATCAGTTCAGATTCGGCTAAATCTGAACCGTTTGCGATAGTTCGTTTTACATCGGTATCGCTTCCGATGGAATTTGGTGAATTCGCAACCATTTAGATTAAGACGCGGTCACTGGTCAGGTTTGCGCGAATTGAAATGAGGTGTTCGGTTTTAAGTGCGTTAACATGATCCCACACTTTGTATGCTTTGTAAAACTTCCGTCATTGCTGAATCCTCACAACAGCAACACGTATATAGGTCATACTAGCACACGTACACGTCATTGGTTTATCTCAAGACACAACTTCACCGCTTCGGATCCCATTGCATTATTACGTACATAGCTAACGAGTTCTATTACTTCACATTAGTACGATTTTTGTCTATTGACTACTCCCTAAGGACCAGCGTGCATCGCTATTAGCCCCCACATATAGTGGATTGGTGTGATTAATCAGCCGCATAACTTTTGGCATATTCAACCTAAATCACTCAAGTATTAACAAGCCATGCCACGGTTACCTGGCATGGGTAAAACGATG